TTAATAATAAAAAGGATACACTTCTTCAGGAATATGGTTTCGTTGTAAAAATTGTTGTACGCATTCGTTGGGATCTAGGGAATCAGATGCAGTTAACAGATGAACGGCAAATCGATTGGCTTGTCGTTCATATTTCCCCGCATGAAAGAAAGAATGCTCATCGATGAAGAATCGATTAATCCCTTTGTGAAGGCGATCATGACCTAATTCATGTGCACAGATAAAACGTTGCCATTCGGGTGATAGCTGATTATGTAATATGATGAATCTGCGACGCAGGGTTCTATGATAAATTCCCCGCGTATGATTGCCTAGATCAGCATAACGAATGGAAATATTCATGTTATGAGCAATAGCGAAAGGGTCATTGGTTTTGTGTTTACGAATAAGTTTGTTAACAAGTTCATCCATAGCATTCACCCTATCGTTAGTCTTTATTATTTTGTCGCTGTTCCTGACCTATTCTCCGTGCTTCTTTGTTCATATGTTTGGCCTCCCAGAACAATCCCGTGAGCACATCTTTAATTTTGCGTTTGTCTTCCTCATTCAGTGGTATCCCATCAAACATCAATTCTCCATCATCCTCAAGAATTTTCTTGAAGTCTCTTTTATCCTTAGAGGTTGCCCATTCAGGTATTGTGGTTTTGTCATCTGATTGTTCTTCAATTAATAGAGAGAGATTAATATGAAGTGCGTTCGATATTGATTTTAGAGTATCCACACTTGGGTTGTAACGATTTCGTTCGATATCTGCTAGATATGAGCGGGACAAGTTCGCTTGTTCTGCTAATTCAGCTTGTGTAAGTTTGTTTAATTTGCGTTGTTCTTTGATTCGATCCCCGATATTCACCTTGTCCACTCCCTCATCCTTTGTCGGTAACTCCGACATGTGTATATTATTATAACCCCATAAAGACGGTCATACAATACTTAATAATGACGTATATACACGTAATAATGAGAATTTAGACGTGAATTAACGACAAATAGGAAGTTTTCAATTCATAATGGGCAAATTTAACGGAATATGAACTTTTACAAAATGTCGTGATTACCTTACATTATTTACATGAGGTAAGTATTGGAATTTACTATTAGTTTATTGAATTAGAGCATTTATACCATATGGATTGAGGGGGTTACATCATGAACGTTGTATTATCCGCAGTCACTAAACATGATAAACAAGCTACGAAAGCACTTTTGAGAGATTATCCTAAGATGTGCCAGATGGTTATGGGTTTATCACATAAACAGAACCTAACGATACAAGAGCAACAGGTAAATACATCATATAAGCACTTGGTCGACCACGTACTTCTAGCACACTCTCTTATATTAGATGACGAAGTGAAACGTATCATCGAACACAGGTATTTCAAGTCACGGAGTTATGTACTTACATCCATACAATTTCGAAGCATCATGAGTGAGAGAACCGTAGACCGTAGGATCGAGAAGGGTGTAAGTATGATTACAGAAAGCTTGAAACTCTGGGGAGTGATTTGAGAAACATTGACGGTAAAGTGGCGGCAACGTGACAGGGTTCTGGCGGGGGTTGCGCGATATAGTAGGTTCATAGAGAGGAACACTCTCGGGTGTATCTGCTACCCCTTATCGTTGCGGAAACTCGGCTGTGCTGTGGGTCAGTTCGTTGACCTTAGACGTGAATCGTCAAGGGTGCGGTGCGGGGGAGCGGAGGTAAGACCACTCTATGATTTATTCATCGAAGAAAGGAGGTTCCTATGCTTGCACTAGAGGATATTCGTACCATTATTATTGCGGGGTTATCTGCACATGTCGGTCAGGAAGTTGTTGTAACGAATGCATCGGGTGACAATCCAGAAGGTGCATTAATCACCTGTGAATTTTCAGATGTGTTCCATAGTAGTCGGGGATTTCCAGTCGTCATGCAATTAGGAGATAAGCTTGTTAAGAGTGAGACGGTACATTTCACAATGACTTATCTATCTTTCGATGATGACAAGGTCGTCCGATTGCAGAATGCGTGGACAGCTCGTGATTGGTTTAAGTCAGGCGGACATGCTGAACTGAAAGAAAAGGTTAATGTGGTGGTAGCAAAAGTAGGATCAGTAACGAATCGAGATATTCAGAACGGTACGGTATGGGAGCGTCGACAAGGATTTGATGTTGAGTTCCGAACCCTAGATATCTTGGAGTCAGATTTAGAATGGATTGAACAAACAAAAATTCAGAGGAGTTGAGGAATGTGTCAGTAAGAAGTGATGTAACAGTAACGATCGATATTCAACGTCCGACACCTAAACTTGGTTTTGGTAAACCAATGATTATTGGTGCAAGCGTAAGTGGGTTGGAGTATACAACGTATGCGGATTTAGAAGCGGTAAAGAAAGATTTTGCAGAGAATACCGAAGTGTACAAGGCGGCCAATGCGCTCTTGAATCAGGGAGATAACTCACCTGCAGAAATTGCTATTATGCTTCATAAAACGGTAGGAGAAACATTAGGTGACTTGGTAGGCAAGATATTTACGAAGGACTGGTACTTCCTTCTGTCCACGTCTACAGAAATTGCTGATATTACTTCTATTGCCGAGGCAGTGGAACAGAATGGTACACGGATGTTTATTGCTCATAGTAGTGATAAAGCGGATCTTGCTACAGTGAAGGCTAAGAAATTCACGCGTACTGCGCTGTTCTATCATGAAGATGTATCTCATTATCCGGAGGCAGCATGGGTAGGTAGAGCAGCATCAGCAGCTCCAGGGAGTCTGACGTGGAAGAACCTGACGCTACGAGGCATTGTTCCTGTAGATATGGATACAACGGAATTACTGAGTATTCACGATCTTGGTGCAAATACCTATGTTACTAAAGCAGGTGATGATGTTACAAGTGAAGGGAAGACCGTTAGTGGGGAATATATCGATATTATGCATTCCCAAGACTATATCACGCAAAGCATTGAACTTGCTGTACAGAAGCTGTTCAATCGACAAGATAAGGTTCGCTATGACAACACAGGGATTTCTCAGATTGAGGGCGAAGTGAAGACGGTTCTGAAGCGTGCAGATATGAATGGCATGATTGCTCGAGATGAGGATGGTTTACCACTCTATAGCACAACCTTTAAACCACGTTCTCAAGTCGATCCAGCGGATCGTGAGAAGCGGGAATACAATGACGGTTCATTCTCATTCGAATTGGCAGGAGCTATTCACAAAACTAAAATAAGCGGCGTAATTAAGCTGTAAGGAGAGATAGATATGGCAACAACTTATGATCCGATGGACCTGACGGTGACCATTGGTGGGATATATATTACTGGATTCTCAGAAGATATGGTGGAATTTGAGAAAGATGAAGATGCGCAGACGGCTAAGGTAGGGTCTCAGGGTGATGTTGTCATGACGAAAGTGAATAACCCATTGGGTACACTCACATTGACGTTATTTCCAACGAGCCCGCAGGTAGCATACCTAGATAAGCTAGCTAGAACAGGCACACTTGTGCCAATCTCCATTATTTTCAATGGTGAACCTAAGGAAACCATCACAGTTACGCAAGCGTTTGTTAAAAAGCCAGCAACACGTACGTATGGTAATGAAGCAGAAGACCGCCAGTATGAAATTCAATGTCTTGACCATGTGGTCGAGTAAATTAAAGGAGACGATCATTCATGTTTAAACAGAAAAATTATACATCCAAAGCTTTGGAGAAGGAATATATGTTCCAGCATCCGGGAGTGCGTACCGTATCCAAAATCAAGGATGCAGCGATGAACAAACATGGTGTTGTTCTTGAGGAACGTCTTGCCGAAGAAGTGCTAAAGCATGTTGTCGTAAATCCCAAATTGAAAATTGATGATTTCTCGAACTATAAGGAATACACCGAAGTCATCAATGCGGCCTACGCATTCATCTCCGGACAAGACGAGGATGGTGACTCGGATGACCATCAGCAAGGCGGAAGCTCGCAGGAAAGCTAAAGAGAATTGGTTCATGTGGCGGCTCATGTTATCTGACATGAAGATTTCGTACAGTGATCTAGATAAGATGGACAATGACGATCTTGCAGAAGCCAATGCAGCCTTGGATATTTATATGGAGCATCAAAAAAAGGAAATGAATAAGAAATGAGTGCCCAATTTGGGTGCTCTTTCTTTCATATGAGGTGGTTTATTTGAGTAAAGGAATCATCGGTAATAGTACATTCTTGATAGACTTTACATTTCTGAACAGTTTAGGGCTAAAAAAGGCTGAAGAGGAAATGAAAACATTAACTGGTGTAGTTAAAAAGTTTACCGGGTTTGCTAACGGTACTATATCCATGGGAAAAAATCTGATAAGCGCAGCGGGCGAATACTCTGACGCTATGGGGATGATCCAACAAGCAACGGGATCTACTGCTGCACAGATGAAGGCCACCGAGGTTGTTGCTAATAATTTGTACGAAGATAATTTTGGAAAGTCGTGGGGAGATTTGTCTGGTGCTATATCAACAACGATGCAGATCACGAAGCAGACAGGGGATGATCTTCAGAATACGACTAAGAATGCGTTGTTATTGAGGGATGCATTCGGCTTTGAAGTCAAAGAATCTGTTAAGAGTGCAGATACAATGATGCAAACCTTTGGCATTACTTCCGAACAATCTATGGCGTTATTAGCGCAAGGTGCTCAAAGTGGATTGAATCAATCAGGAAAGCTTGTAGAAGCTGCTAATCAATACTCCAAACCCTTTCAACAGTTAGGATTTACGGCTAATGATATGTTTAATACATTAGCTGCTGGATCGAAAGATGGTGCTCTTAGTCTAGATACCGTAGGTGCAGCGATTGGACAATTTAGCACGCTTTCTACGAATGGATCTGATGCAACTAGAAAGGCATTCGAATCTCTGGGATTGAATGCAGATCAAATGATCAGTACCTTTACTGCTGGTGGACCTCAAGCTAAGGAATCATTCACAGGAATTATGCAGAAGCTCTCTCAGATTGAAGACCCCATGAAACGTAATTCAATAGGTGTTGCTCTAATGGGGGATAAATTTAAATCTTTGGATGCGCCTATTATTGCTGCAATGGGGACAGCTAGAAGTCAGTTTGATATGACGAAGGATACAATGGGACAGATGAATCAAGTGAAAATGAATTCACCAGGACAAGAACTCGCCCAAATGGGAAGGATGATACAGTCGGGTCTACTCATTCCACTGGGTCAGGGGTTAGTACCTCTACTAAATCTAGCCAATATCGTTTTGGGGTATTTCATTGAAAATTTTGATGTTTTGGGACCAGTAATAGGTATAGTTGCAGGAGCAATTACAGCCATATTGATGCCCTTGATAATAACATTGATTACTGCTCAATGGGCATCAGCAGCTGCCGGGTGGGCGATGATCGCACCATTTCTCCCGATGATAGCACTTGTGGTTGCTATAGGAGCTGCTGTAGCAGGTGTAATTTTGATATTTAAGAATTGGGGAACGATTGGACCT